ATGATTAGGATTTTACTGTCCACGCGCTTAGGCGAAAAGCGCTGGACGCAGGCTGATCTCGCTCGTGCAACTGGTATACGGCCGTCCACCATCAACGACTACTACCATGAACTCGCGGAGCGCGTCAACCTTGAGCATCTGGATTTGATATGCGAAGCACTGGACTGCGAGCTAAGCGATCTCATTGTCCGCGTACCAAACAAAGAACCACGAATAAAGTCACGATCTGGTTCTGAATTGCATACCAAACGCTGAATTGGCTCCCTAAAGCCCGGACGCTCACCATGCGTCCGGGCTTTCTCCTTTTGCGGGAATTGTATAGACCTCTATGGCATTCAGAATATCGCCGGGCTGGCACCGGAGCTGGTGACACAGAATCTGAATTGTCTCAAAGGACACATCCTGATGCAGCCGCATCGCCTTGACGGTCTTCGTCGCCAAGCCATACTTCTTGCCGACCTGCGCATCGGTCAGCCCGCGCACATCTTCACGCTTTAGAAACGGGTCAAAGGAAATGATTGTCCTTCTGATGCCGCGCTACATGATTTCGTCGTAGTTCACAAAAAACCTCCTAACCTTCGATTCCGTCCGTCGAATCATCATTTGCAATTACAATCCGTTCGCCATTCGGTAACACGAACGCCAGCTTACAGCCACAGTATTCGGCTATTTTTACAAGATCATCGGCAGACCATCTTTCATTTGAAAACTTGTTGCTCAGGCTCTGCTTACTGCTCATGCCCAAGACTTCCATCAAATCCGACTGCTTCTTTTCGCGCTCCAGCAGCAGGGCTTTGACCTTTTTTGAAACCGACACCTTGCTCCACCTCCTTCTAGTACGAATATACACCATTTCCGTTTATACGTCAATAAAAAAGTTTTACGAATCCACGAAAATATTTAACTTTTCTATTGACAAGTACACGAAAATGGTGTAATATAAGCATGTAAGGCAAAGCCGGACAGCTTTTTGAAAGGAGCGAGGTGAATGAACGACGTGAACGTCACCGAGGCGCTGTTGAAAGCGATCCTCGAACTCATCGAGAAGTGTGAAACGCTCGAAGAACTCCGCGAAAGCGTCAAGCGCATCATGGATGAGTAAATAAAAAGAGTAGCGGCCCCTTCCACAGACCCGCTACTCAAACACCCCAAAAGGTGAGCCGGGAGCCTTACCCCGGCCACCTTGATTATAACCGAGTAAGGCAAAAATATCAAGGAGGAACACGAAAATGATGATTTCTGAGTTTATCGAGCGCACCGGCTTCGAGCCGACCGCCAGCGAGTATGCGAAGATTGAAAAAGCCTACTACGACTTCAATGGCAACAAAGACGAATTCTGCAAGGCGTTCGTGAAGAACGGCGGCGAAAAGAAAATCTACAAGGCAAGAGCCGAAGAAATTGCGCAGCTCAAGAGCCAGTTGGTCGAGATGGAAAAGCAGCACAAATCCGAGATGGAAGCCCGCGAGAAGCAGATCGCAGAGCTGAACGCCGATCTGGATCGTGAGCTTGAGTGGAAGCCCTGCGACGGCAGCGGCACGAACATGACGCAGGAACGGTACGAGCATCTTGCCAACTGCGGACAGGTCATGTCCGACGAAGAAGCCAAGGAATTCATCGCTGACGAGTGTGGCTTCGATCCTGAGAAGATTCACATTCTGCACGAAGTCAATACCTACGAAGTCAACAAGCACCGCCGTCTCCGCGTGGCCGGTACGTTCGACCGCGCACCGATGTACGAATCTACCGACTGGAATTATATCCGCTTCGACTGCGCCTGCTTCATGTATGAATTTATCAACGGCCAGCTTTGCTTCTACTGCTGCTAAATCGTCGCCCGCCCCGGAGGTCACGAGGGCCGAAAGGTTCATCATGGAAAAACTGATTTATTCCACGTCCCGCGAAGGTTACGGCATCGACCAGATCAACCGGACAATGACCGCTGGCGAGTTGATCAACTTCCTCGCGCAATACGATGACGATACGCCAATCTATCTGAGCTTCGACAATGGCTACACCTACGGCGGCATTGTTGAAGGCCGCTTTGAAGAAAACTATGGGGAGGATAACGACGATGAATAAGGTTCGCCGTAAAAATTTGCAGGCCATCATTGACCAGTTGGAGGAGTTGAAAGGCAGCCTCGAAGACCTTCAGGCTGAAGAAGAATACCGGGACAATATCCCGGAGAATATGCAGGAAAGCGAACGCTACGAAAAAGCCGACGAAGCCTGTGACAATCTTTCCGAAGCCGTGGACAATCTTGAAGAGGTCATCAGCAGCATCGAAGCTGCCATTGAGTGAAAGGAGCATCTGTATGAACGAGAACGAGGCCAGAACGCTGATCGAGCGTTTTGCAGAAAAGCAGCAGGGTGGACATTTTGCCTGCCCCCGCTGCGGGAAGATGACGATGGACGCGGAGAGCGTCACGCGAAATGCCCTAGGTGGATGGGACTCAGCGGAATCACACCGCAGCACGCAAAGCCGGAATCGGCAGCCTTGCGCGTGACCCTTATCCCGATGTGGTCATATTTAACACTTAGGAGGCCAGCGCGGTATGCCTCACCCGCGCTGTGGTATGAAAAATGCGCAGCATCTTTTCAGATATCTGCGCACATTTCAGCGTTAATCGTAACGAAATTACCAAAAAACCGGTGAACTAACTAGGCGAAAAATGGGGTCGTCGAGCCCGCAGCCTATAGGGGGTGGCCTCGGCAGTACCTTTTTCGAGGGGCTGACCGCTGCCGACTACCTCCCATACCTGTCCCGCTTCATCAAGCGTTGCCAACCGGAGAACTTGTCGCGTATGAGAACATCTTTTTCGCACGGTTTCTTGCAGCCCTTCCGGCTACGATGGCAGACACACACGGTCTTTCCATCTACGATGTTGACCCAGACAGGGATTTTCTCACGCTCCTGCATATGCTCGACAACCTTCCTGCTACATATCCGAGGTGGCCTAATAATCAAACCGGCCGCACACGCATCTATTCAGCGACAAAAACTGCGTCGCCTTCCTTGATGAACATAACGTGGCCACAGTGCTCACAAACGACCTTGGCGTACTTAGGCGGCTTCTCGGCCACGCTCAGAGCGGAAGCCTTTGCCTTATCCACCTGCGCCTGCGTTGTGATTGCAGTATTCGGGGCTTCCTCCTTGGCCGCGGCATTCAGATAAGCTTGATATCTTGCGCGCTTATCGGCATCAGATTCGCCGGTGCCCCCACTTTCAAAAAGATCGTCACAGGCAAGCTCGTCAGCCGGGACAGAAAAGCCAAGAGATTCGAGGTCGAAATCAAAATCAAGGTTGAGCATATCAAGCTCATGGAGCAGCTCGTCATTGACCCATTCAGAGAACTCGGAAATACGATTGTCGGCCAGACGGTCGAGCTTGATCGTTTCTTCGTCTGCGTCTGTCACGACACATGGCACTTCCTCCATGCCGAGCCGAATGGCAGCAGCATATCGGGCGTGACCTTTGACAATAACGCCGTTGCGGTCGATGACAAGCGGCACATTGAAGCCGACCTTTGGGATGATCTCAACGAGCAGGTTGACGGTCTTATCATTCTTCCGAGGATTGCGGACGTAGGGCTTGACCTCGGAAATCTTCTTCATCACGATCTGCTTAACAATTTCCATCCGTGCCAGCCTCCTTTCGGTATGCCTGAAGCTGACGCGCCTGATTCTCGGAGATCGCAGCGCGTGTGAATGAATTGTTTTCGTAGAGCTTCGCATAGCCGGTGATGTGTTTGAGGCGCACCAGCTCTTCCGGCTCTAAGCCAAGCTCATTGCAGACCTGCAGATCGCTCGCGCCGTTCATCAGCATTTCCATAACGATATTTGACATACCGTTGATGGAGTGCTTGCCTCTGGCGCGGTTGTGCCGGACCGTCGAAGCCATGAGGTCGTTCATGGTCTTGCCGTGGAGTACGACGCAGGGCAGCTTCCCCTCGCACGATGCGTAGATGTCCTTGAATCTGCGCATGATGCTGTATCGATGGAAGCCGTCGACAATAACGTAGCGGCCTTTCTTTTCGTCGTAGATGGTAACGACGGGCTGCGTGTAGCCATCCGCTTTGACGGAGCGATAAAGCAGCTTCATCTCCTGCGTGGCGACACTGTTGGGGTTGTAGTCGTTTGCGTGGACCTTTTCAATGGGAATCCACTCGACGTTGTGAATGGGCTGATCTGAAATCATTTCTTACTGCCCATATATTGCTCAAACTGCGCGGCATCGCGTTCCCGGTATGACGAAGCCTTGGCTCGTATGCGGAATCGGGAGCGGGCATTTGCGTTGTTCGTGCCGTCAATATCGTTCAGGACGATCTCTTTGACATGGACGCGATACCATTCGTCGCCGGTTTGATTCTTCCAGCGGTTACGGAATAGCTCATGGTATTCCGGCTTTACGATATTGACAAGCAGATAGTCGCGGTATTCCTGCCACGAACGGAACGCAAAGGGGAGCTGGCGCGGGATAATGTCGCCGCTGTCAAAGGTATGGGCGAATGTACCGACGCCAGATACGCGACGGATGAACTTGTTGTAGGTGTCCGGCTCAAACTCCTGCAGCATTTCAATCGAGTGCCAGGCGGTTTCGTGGATGAGCGCCGAAACACGCATCGCCTCCTTCGCCAAGCCCCACTGGTATTGCAGATCGTAGACGCGATTGTACGCCCAGTGATTCTTGGCAATGGCTGTCCAGATGTCATCGTTGGTGAAATCGTAGATCGGCCAGAACACCTGACACCTGCCAACTTTCTTCTTGCACCACGTCACGCCTTTGTATCGGGCTTCATGCTGCGTGATAGCAACGCGCCGGTTCAGGCTTTCCGTCATGCGCATACCCACCAGCACGGCGCAGTTTTCAGAATCGGTGCAGTAGGATGGGAGCGCGTTGACAAGCTCATGGAACCGGCTTTCGCCGCTGGGATTTTCCTTGATGGAGAGCGGGTGCTGCGGGTGAATCCAGATCGCTTTGTCCTCCGGATTCCAAACACTGATGAAATTCTTCTCCGGGGAGAGCGTGTTTGTGAACTCAAAGGGAATCTGATACCAATACGGCGTGACTTCCGGCAGCTCCATGATGTGCTGCATATAGTCCACCGTCGCTTGCCACTCGGCTTCCTGATCGAGCCAGAATACCTTGAGCGGCAGACGCCCGCGCTCCTGCGCAACCATAAGCGCCATGCGGAAAAGAACTGTACTGTCCTTGCCGCCGGACATGCTGACGATCACATCGTCGTGGCCGTCGAAGATCATCCGCAGCCGTTCCAATGCTTCATCGAATACGTTGTTTTGCAAGTAAATCATTGCTGCTGACCCCGCGCCGCTCATGTGAGCAACATAGGGTTTCCTCCTTTTTTCGATGTACCCGCAACCGGCAGCGTTGGCGATACGCCGCAGGTCCGAGCCATCCTCCACGCAAGGAGCATCGTGGAGGCAAGTCCTCCTTCCGAATAAAATGAGCAGCGCCCCGATCAGGAGCGCCGCCCGGCTTGATTTGGAATTTTACAGTTTACATGAAATCACATCTTAGATTTCGTCGGTAAACTCGCCGTTCAGCGTCGCAACCGCGTCCGGGATTTTAATTTCCGTGCCGGTGTCCTCACCGGCGAACAGGATTCCGAGCGGCGAAGCGAACAGCATCCCCACGAGCAGGATCACCACAACAACGGAAACTGCCGCCGCGCCGCCAGCGCCAATAGCTGCGGCCAGCTTTTCTGCCGCTGCCGCGATTGCCCGCAGGACTTTCTTTCCGGCCTCTTTTGCTACTTTCGCCGTTTTGATCGCCGTATCCCGAAGTGCCTGTCTTTTGCGGATGACAGTTGCGGCCTGCTTGGGAGCAGCCGCCGACACTTTGCTTGGCAGCGCTTTTGCGGCAGGTGTAGCATCCTTGATTTTCGCTTTCGGGGCCGTTTTGATCTTCTGCTTTTTTACGAAAGCTGGTCGCGACTGTTTCTGGACGCGCACAGGTTTTGCAGGAGCAGATTTTTTGCCCGTTACTTCTGGGACAATTTCGCTTGCCGGTTCCGGTTGACATAATTTCACGCCACTATGAGACGGTTTTCGTATAGCCTGTTGTGGGTTTGCCTGCACGGGCGTTACCTGTGTCGGTTGCTGCGCTGCAATGTACTTTTGCTTGCTCTTGATGTCCGG